TACTGCTTCTCTTGCTTTAACAGTTTCAAACTGTCCAAGTTCTATATCATATATCATGATAGCGGTCATGGCATCAACTCTATCAAAGTTTCCGTCTACAGTCCACTGACTAGCCTCTTCTAGGTATCCAATAGATCTAATTTTATGTAGATTTAGTTCATTTTTCTTAATGATGGGATTACCATCCTCATCAAATTCGGGTTCTCCATATCCCGATGAATAGGCTATTTCTAGCATCCAATCTGCTTGGTACTTCTTTCCACTCTTTTTAATCTCTGGATTAGAAGTGTAACCCTTAGAAGTATTACCACCAAATGTTGCAGGTTTAAGTGTCTGTCTATCCTTTAAATGTTCTGGAAAGTCTGCTAATAGATGTAATGCTTTCTTATTGGTTTGGAAGTAGGCATACATACCCTTCTTATTATTCTCATACATAATTGTACAATTATAATAAAGGGCTAATCTATAACATATCTCAAAGAATTCATTAGTAGTAGAAGGTCTTCCTGAATACTCAGCAACTATTCTTCTAGTATATCTATCAAATACAAATACACTTGCAAGTGACACTGAATAAAGTACTTCATCATTTTCTACAGGGTCAACTCCAATAATATATCTAAACCTATCTCCTCCTTTTTGAGGATGTTCAAATATTTCTAAACATCCCACTTTATCTATATCTGGTTTAGTGGGATAATGTCTAATAGGAGTAACACTTTTGTTTAAAGCAAATCTAACTTCTCCATCACCATCTAGTATAAGATTTCCTGTATAATGTGGAGCAACAAACTTATCTTCCTGTGGATAAATAGAGGATAGAAATTCCTTTATATCTAGTATAGGAAAGATGCTTCCTTCTTTTCTAAGTACCGCTTCTTCAGGAGTAATTGGTGCTTCTGCTTTCTTCTGAAGTAGTCTATTAGAATCATTAGTAGTTTGTCTAATCTTTTGTCTTTCTGCTAATAGTCTAATTAAAGCTCCAGTTACATCAGAGTTTCCATCTTTATCATAGTATTCCTCATAAGATAAGTAGGTAGGAACAAAGAATGCACAGATACCATTACCATTTGTTTTACTATAGATATTAGGTAAAGGTTTAATATTAAATCCTTCAGGATTATAAAACATTTTTTCTGCTCCTGAAAAGTCCGCAGAATCTGTTCACCCGGTCCCACCCGCAAGAAGGAAGCCATACATTAAGTCCCCTTGCTTAACAGATTCTTCTGTAACAGTCCATGTTTTTTCTACTTGAGGAAAGACACCTACTTCTTCAAATGCAACTAGTTTACCAGACTTACCACGCCCTTTATCTGGATCATCCTTACAGGTAACACCCATAACCTCACTGAATCTACCTCTTTCAATACCTGTTTCTTTATCCTTATAACCAGCCTTAGTGTGCTCCATAGTATCAATTAACCTAGGACTTATAAAAGGAGTATTACCTTCTACAAATGCTAGATTAGATTTGAACTTAGGCATTGGGCCATCTCTATATAAGTATTCCTTTTGGGAGGCCATTATATACCCTTTAGATTCTCTTATATGTGTATAGTTTCTAAGAAGCATAGTTTCTAGGATATAGGAATACCCCCATCTACGTTTCTTTAATAAGAATCCAAAGTAACCTGTACTTTCAGCCCATTCTATATAATGAAAGAACCAGTATGTTGAATCATATATATGTGGAAAATGAACTACTTCATTAGCAGTTCTTTTACCTGTTTTAATCTTAATCTTTACCCTACCATAATTCCAGTAGTGATATAAGTACCCTGGAATCCATTCCCCATCAGATTCTCGCATAAATCCTTCTAGGCATCTCCTTCTTTCTTCATTCCAAAACTTCATGAAGTCAGAGTTAGGATCTGGATTTTCAAAGAATTTAGTATAACAACCAAACTCTTCAAAGTGTCTAGCAGCAGGTCTAAAGTATTGCATATCCTCTAGTATATGAGGATTAGATATATCTACAAACACTCTACCATTAGGATCTAACTTCCTAAAAGGTAATCCAGGTTCTACATCTTTTTCATCAGGAAGATTAGGGTCATCCCATCTAGGTAAATCCTTTGCTCTTAATCTAGTTTTAGAGGTAAGTACTTCCAGCAGTCTAATTTTACTTAAACTATCAAAAAGTTCCGTTTGAGAGACGGAATCCAGTACCTTTAAAGTAACATCATTTAAAGGAGTTTGGTAGGAATTAAACTCTAGACTAATGCTCATCCATGAAAAGCCCTTTCTTTTTATTACCTCTCATTAAATCTGAAGTTTCCTTATCTTGTAATACTAACTTTTCTAATTCCCTAACAGATTTAACAGTATTAATGGAAGTAGCAATCATATCACTAACTCTTTTCATATCTACTCCTTCTGTAGTTTCTGCTACTAAAGTTCTGAAGTAAGCATCCAACTGTGACATAGCTATCTTTACACTTTCTAAGAATCTGGAAGTAACTGTTTCATCTAACTCTTTATATACCTTTATTGCTTCTAATATTTTCTTATCAGGTTTCCAATTCTTAATAGTTATAACACTTTTAATAATGCTATTACTTCTAAGTTCATCATCTAGGTTAACTGAATATGGAGATAGATTATCAGCCATATGATATACATATCCTAATTCCTGTAAAGCAACATCTTTGCCTTTAGTTTTATCTCTATCTAAAAGTTCTTTAAAAGCTATTATAGTAAAGGCTTCTGGTTTAATCTCCAGTTTCCAATTTACTAGCTGAAACAGATTCATTCTTCTTCTCCTCTAATTGCTTTTGTAAATAAGTCATTATATTATGCTGTGTATTTTTATTAACATAGAAGGTTCCCCAACCCGGTACTTTAATGGTAGGAAAATACCCTTCTAACTTATTAGTTTCATTCTTAATAGTCTCTCTAATAAATTCAGGAATAGACTCAAGTATGGAAGTTGCCTCCTCCATACTGAGTCCATTGTTCTTTGCTATTACCCTAATTGCTTGCCTAGTCTCTGGAAATTTCATAATATCTTTATCTCTGGCCCTTCTCCACTCTTTGCATCTTTAATCTCTATTCTTTCAAATACCTTTAACCAAACTTCCTTTTCCTCTCTATTAAACATATTCTTAAAACCACTTCTAGTTACCTCTTTCTTAATCTTACTTAAAGAGGATATAAATGGAGTAATCTCATCATATCCACTGGTAGCATCATGTAGTACATTAATATTCAGTTCCCTGACTTCCCTGTAATTCACTTCCATCGTGTTCCTCTTTAAGGTTAATAGTAAATTCTTGTTCTAATAGCCACTCCTTATAGCAATCATAGCATAAAGGAATATCAACTCCATTCTCCTTTACATGAATATCTGCTTTCTTTGCTCTCTTCCTTCCTAATGCTTCACATCTAATACAGTGACTATTCTTTGCTTTCATAACTTTACTTTTTATTCCAGGTACATAACAACAAACTTCTTAACTGTTTATTATATTCATTAGTTCTATTAGATAAATCTAAACTTGTTTCTAATAATTTCTTTAATTCTTCATTCTCTTTTAGTAATGTACTATTAGACTCATTAATTTTAGAAACTCTATCATATTCAGACTTTTCTATTCCACTCTTATTTAAGAAGTCTAGTATACATTGTGTAATTGTAGAGTTTTCTAAATTATACCAATATTTATCTAGTTCTTGAGTTACACATAACTCACCTCTATCTATATTAAAACTTATTGTTATCATATATTAACACTATAATTTGCTATTTGTCCCTTACTTTTATTCCAAATACTTGCTTCCATACTTCTAGGAACTCCTACAAACATATTATCTTCATGCCAAGCATCTGTTATACTAGTACTACGTAGAAATTGAACTGTACAACCTGGATTATCTTTAGTTCTAAAGAATTTAAACTCTTCTTTGTGATGTATATCTCCTAAGTAGAATGCTCTGTATTTAGTATCTCCCCAAAGTTTAGGATTCTCTGTAGCCATAATTAAAGGAAGTTTATCAATATTCTTTTTCTCTAAATCCCCATGTCCAAATCCAAACAAGTTCTCTTCATATTGAATGTACTTCCTAGCCCTTTTAGTATTGTTAATAATTACATTCTTATTATTCCAATATAAAGTTTCCAAACAAACTCCTAAGTAAAATTCAGCATCAGCACTATGATTACCATAAATAATGGGAACATATACAGTTCCAAAATTAGAAAGAATATCAATAAAGTTTCTTACTAAACTTAGACCTTCTTTAAATATGACTTCATGTGTTATACTTGGATCTTGTGGAGTACCTTTTTTAGTTGCTTGTAGGAACCCATTAGTTGTAAATAGATCATTACCTATAGGTAAAATAAATGTATCAGGCTGATTAATTAATACTGAACTTAGTAAATCTGAAAATCCTTCCTCTAATTCTTTAACCAAAGTTTTAGTTCCTTCATTACCAGCATTAGGATTTCTAACATCTCTCTTATCTAAATGAATATCATAAATATTTATAATTGCACAATTATTACCATCACTACTAAGAGGT